GTGGGCCAAGCCATGATGGCTAGGAACAAGCGTAAAGGAATCTAGTGTATCGTCGTCGACGCCTTGCTTCGGTTTCGATGACATGGCTAACACTCTCATCCCACATCCGTTCCTGGTAGGCTAGACCAGGTACGAAATCCAAGATAGTTGCATCACACGTCCTCCCAGTTATTGCATTAATCACTAGTTGGATTTGATCAAAAGCAGCACTGTTATCATCTTGGTACGCACGCAAACGTTCAAGTTGCGCCTGCTTACGCAGTTGTCCGTCGCTAGAGAAAAGCCTATAATCCAAGCGCTCAGGACATAAGCATTTCTCCCAGGTTTCGCTAATCTCACGAGTCATCACACCCCTATACCAGGAGTGGCCGAGGAAGTGGTGCTTGGAGTCACCAGCGGACCTCACGCGAGACTTCTCTACACTAAGATGTATCCCGAGCTCCGCCATTACCCGTTTCAGGTCGCTAAGAGCGGGACCTTTACCTACGACGCCGATGAGACTATCATCTCCTAACACATAATACCTGGACGTCATAAATCCCATCCTTGTCTTAGCATATTCAATGACAATTGCGTTAACAATTGAATCAATGATCTGCGTAAACATGGAACCACTGGGCACCCCGTGTCGCCTGCCGATTATCATCTCCCCATTCGGCAATAGCATTGGTGCGGTGACAAAGTACTTCTTGACAATCTCCCAGTCACGTCTATCCCGCACATCAGAGAGGTCGAAGTTAGCCTCAACAACTTTAAAGGCCAGGGAAATTAACTTCGCGGATATTGAACCATCGAAACCCGAATAATCCAAGGCATACACCAGCCCAGACTTCCAGCGGATTTCGTTGATATCCGAACTAACCGCACTATACGTCCTACCACCAATATACGGATTATGGTGCCCCACGACTTCGAATTGATAGGGCTCAAAGAACCTCGTCTCAATCAGGGTCATACTAAAAGGGTACCCAAATACAGGTCGAACCACTTCCGTATTCTTGCCTCGGTGATAGACGGTGAGCGGAGGAGGACACTTTCCATTTCGGATCGCGTACGCCTCGTGAAGCGACTCGGTGTAGCAGTCTCCCTTCTTCATGAAAAGTGGAGCACCACTCGACGTATTCGTCTTGTAGTTACACCTTTCAATCGGAACCGGCTTCAACTCACCAACAAAGAACGCTCGCGCCACCCTACGGTATGCCTCATGTAGAGCTTGAGCATCATAGTCACCCATGACGCCGCCTTTCAGGTATTTCACCATCGGGGCCACCAGCATCTCAGGACGATAAACGGACCTCGGCTCGAGCTCTCTCGGGACAGAGCAACCCTTCGCCTTCGCTAAACGCAAGAGATCCCACAAGATCACAACGCCGCTCGGTCGGTTAGTACCAGCTGCAAACCTCTTCTTCGCCTCGGGTGAAGCAAAGATGTATGGC